CTAATTCATCTCTATACCGAATATGTGGACGGTTATTTGGTTTGTTACACCTGCTAATCCGTCAATGAAATCGCCTGCGTTCATTATCACACCGTCAAAGTCTAATACTACGGGAAAACCGTCTGCGGGAATGGTGATAGCGTTCACGAGCATGTTGCTGTTCGCGTCTGAATCACCACTCTTGACAAGATACAAAGTTGCCGTCGTGCTTGATGTTCCCGTGTTGACTAAAACTATCGCGGTAATCCTTGTTCCTTTCTGTCCTGCAGGAGATGTATAGAGCGTGCTTGACGATGTGCCAAGTTGAACTGAATCTACTAGTCTTTTAGGCACGTTTTTTGTTGGTGTGCTCATTTTAGGTCAACTCTTGATAAAACAAATTGAGATATGCTGAAAACCCACCTAAGTTGCTTTTTTGACGGATTCCAACATACTCGCCTTTTTTGATAAATAACGGACGGGGTAAGAATGAAATTCCGCAACTACAAGCACTCAAAGCCCCCGGAGTGCACGTTACGCTCATCATTGTTTCGCCGCCAGCTGAAGCACCTACGCCTATTCCTTGGTGCACTGCTTTTCCTATTCCTTGCTTGTAACTTATCACGCCTTGAATCAGACAATCTTTACTCGCAGGCGAAAGAAAATCAACCCACGAACCCCATGTCCACGCTGGTATTCCTGCTGAAACAAGAGTATTTCCCGCAGAAGGCACGACTTTTGAGGTTTTGGTTTTTAATCCCTTTAAGAAATTGTCTATGTCTCTCATTGTTTGCATGTAGCGAGCGATTGAGTATTTAGTTGCATCGTAACCTAGCAGCAAAGTATCTATTGTTAATGTTGACGACTGTAATTGTGTTACTCTTCCTGCTAATCTGGTGTTGGCTGGAATCAAAACAGGCGCTAATGAATACATCTTGTTGGTGGCAAGATTGAATGAGGCTCCATTGGCTACGCTTGCGTAGAAACTGTCTCCGCATTCACCTATGCTACTTTCGTTTCCTGCGCTGCCTGTTCCTACTTGAATCTGAATGTCATTAGCAAGAACTGAGCCTGTGCCAGTGCCACTCCATAATGTACTAACAGCGATATGAGTGAGTATGAATGGAAAACTTAATCCTGCACTAATTTCAGTCCATGTTCCCCACGCCCAACCGTTACCAACATTAAGAGATTTTGACGCAGCGTTGTTAGGCACAACTTGCTCAACAGCCAGCGTATCCCTTCGCGGAATCATGCTCTCACCATCTGTATCCAAACGTCAGCAGCGTTGGGAACCCCACCACTTCCGCCACTGCTGACGGCTATAGTAACGTCCACTTCTTCATCGATCGGGTCGTCGGCAACCGTCAACGTGACATTCGTGCCTTCGATTAAGTTGAGCCTTTGCCTAGCACCTACATCAGGCGCGCCGCTGTTCTTTCGCACCTTTACTCGCGCAACTGCATCCAACAAATCACTCGCAGCGAATGCATCGACGCCGCCAGTTTTGTGCGAGTCTTTGTGAAGTTTCGGCGTGTGCTTCTCGACTTCCGCAATGTTCACGTGCCTTAGCGAGTTGGGCAGGCTTGCGGTTTCATCGTTTACAGTGATGTACGTCGCCGTCACAGGCGCACCGCCACTTCCTCCACCGCTCCCACCACTGGATCCAGCAACACCTGCGGGTCCAGCTTTGTTTCGGGCTAGGCTTTCGGTTTTGGAGCGCAAATCTGACATGACGGTGACTAGTTGTGATGGTTCCTTTCCGAGTTCTAACGTGATTTCGAGTGTTTGTTCTTTGCCGATTAGGCTGTATTCGACGGTCAGTATGCGGTAGTCGGCGTCGATGTTCTCGTTGGGCAAAGAAACGTGAACCACATCGCCTGGCACTAAGCGTCCGTCGGTAAGCACTAGGGCATCGCTTCTGAGCGTTATGTACTCGGCGGGGTCTTTCAAATACGAAAGCACCGCTTGGGCTCTGAGGCTGCACTCGTTGTCGCTGTGGAGTTCTTCATCCACTTCCACGAGTTCTCTCAAGCCATAAGCCTGCTGACTCACACTGTCTTCCTGCGTGTTTTCCCAGCGTTTGCTGTTGAAGAAAAAGTTGTCAACCCAGAAGCTTCCAGAGCCGTTGCCGTTGAAATAGGCCTCAAACCTTACGCGCCTGATTTCTGCCCAGTTGAAGGCTTTTGTATTGAACTCATCATGCGTCCAATCGCTGTCCTGTTTTTCGCCCACGCTGAAACTCTGCAGATCCCACTTTTCGGGTTCCGTGCGGAAAATGCGCCTCACTTTCTGACCGCTACTGTCCATGAGTTCGATTTTGACGCCCACTTCTCCAGGCGCGTTCTCGCGGCGGAGCTGAAAGGTCAAGCTCGGGTATTTGTTCGCGTCGAAGAGATGCCCTGTGGCGAAATACCAGTCCACGACTGAAGATGCTACGGCTTGAGTAGTGGAAAGCCTGACGCTGTAGCTGCCGACTATTCTTGTCGAAGAATCCTTAGCCACACTGCAAAAGCCAACAGGCTCCCACCAGCCATACAACTCACCGTTTTCGTAGTAAATCAATTGACCCGAACCCACGGTCAAGTCTTCCGTCCACGCATCCCTGTTGCTCGGGTTTGCCTTTTCCGCCGCGCCATAAACGGTGATCTTGTTGCGTATGCGGTGAATGTCCTTCCTGTACTCGGCGACTTCAATGCGGTCGGTTAAGCTGACTGGCGAGGTTTTGCTGTTGCGTTTGAAGAACTCGAACTTGCCATCCCATGCCATACGAAAGTCAAACCCTACGACTCCGTCCTTGGCGGTGCTTTCGGCTATGTCTTTCAGTATGTCAAAAAGAGGTGTGTTTTCGTATTCGAGCTGCGTGTATGTAGTGTCGCTGTTTTCAACGAGTTCGGCTGTGCCTCTAACATGTTTAAGAGTGGTGAGATTGTCGATTAAGTCTTTCACGACAGCCTCTGCTTTTGCGTTCGCGTACGTTCTTGTCACCGTACGACGGAAGAGTTCTTCTCCGCGGTCTCTGCCACGCAGTATCACATAGTTCTCGGTCGAAGACGCATCAAACTCAACCTCTTCCACACGTCCAGTGAACAGTTTAAGCAGAGAAGCATCGGCTCTGTTCGCCCAGATTTTTATCCAGTTGCCCACTGCTACTTGTCCCGTGTATCCGGCGTCGAAATTTTGCATCGTCAACTCAAAACTGCCGATTTCGTCCACCAAACCCAAATGCACACGCATGTCTAAGACATCTTTATCGTTGGTGGGCACGAGCAAAGTTTGACTAGCGATAATAACATAATCAAATTGTGCAGATTGACCTGCAGTGCCTGAGACGCTTATGCCAATCATGTCCACTTGACCAGAATAAGCCTGAGAAATGTCAACAGTTTTCGTGCCCGTGTCGGTGAAGGTGGCAACCGTGACCCATGTTTGGTCGCTTGCTCGTCGTACTTTGAACTGCCACTGTGAAGCAGATACCGCGACGCAGTTGATGATGCCGTACTTGTGCACTGCAGAGTTGAAGTTGCAGGGTTTGGAAATCGAAACCGTGTCTATGCTTATAGTCAGTGTTGCGTTTTCTCCATCAGTGGTCATGGTTCCCTCTGCGACTATCCAGTCGTCTTGAAAGTCATCATCATTCAACCACAGCCCACGCAGAACCTCAACCCGGGCAACCGGAATGGCAACGCTCACTACTCAACGCCTCTCCTGCGGAGTTCCTCCAAGCTCGCACCGCCACCACCTGGCGAGCCGCTTTGTCTTGGCGTTCTGGCAAGTTCTGCATTGTAGTCGCCCATAGCCGATGCAGCATCACGTGTTGAAGAGGCCAACCAGCCCATGTACGCCGCCGTAGCCACGATCAAGCCGATTCCAAGCGTTAGTAGCGCTATTTTCATGGCTAGGGCGGAGTTGAGAATCCATGTGACCTTGGCGGACAAGACGGTTGCAGCCGTGTAGACCTTCTGTGCGATTGCGACGCCCCAACTCGTGCGCAGGAATAAACCCAAAGCAGTGACTACAGACAAAACGCTGTTGGCCACTCTAGCCTGCTGGGCGTCAAGAAAACCAAACTCAGTGGCGATGTGCGTTATAGCCACGCCCGTGGCACCCAAGCCAGTGATGGCTGCGCCCAGCGACCTCACGCGGACAGACAAACTGGTTACGTCGGTGTTTATCCGCGCAAACTCGTGGCTCGCTCGGTTCACGGCGCGAACGACAATGCTGACCTCGTGAAAACTCATCTGTTCGACGCCTCCGTTATTGCTGCATCAACAGTGTCATTCAGTATCCTACCAAGCTGAGGAAGATACTCCTCAAGGGCTTTAGAAAGGAATTTGAAGGCACGGATTCGTCGCGTGCCAAACTCCAGAAAAGCGGCGTAGGGTGCAGAAGCGCATATTTTGACCGTCCAGTCGCTAGTTTGGCTATAAATTGTAGAGCGCAAATAGCCAGTTCTTACCGGTGCCAATTGTTTGGCCGTGTTTTCGATGGAAGACGCCAAATCCGTAAGGCTTTGCTGCACCTGAGCCTTTAACGAACTGTCCAGCTGTTGAAGTTTATAGTCGATTTGATCCATGCCTTCCCACTCCATACGCAACTCAACGGACATGACCTAAGCCTCCTCTGTCACGCTTGGCTTTCTCCACTTCCGCCTCGGTTTGATGGTCGATTTCGTTGAGAATGACGATAAACTCTTCAATCGTCTTGGCAGATTGATGCTCAAGCTGCGTTGGCGTCCAGCCGAATTCTTTGCAAAGCCTAAACTTGGACAGGCTCGGGTGCGGTTTTCCACGTCTCATCGCCCTCACAAGTTTTTTGCGTCCTCAACGCTAATTCCGCACAAACGGTTCACAACTTGACAGAACAACTCGCCCAAGGCTGTGGGAACGCCGTCTTCGCCCTCGCTCAACAGTTTCTCCAAAGTCAACGGTTTGGATTGTGGCTGTTCCCTCAAACTCGCCCACACGGTTTCGGCTTGAATAGCCACATAATCGCTACTCTGAATCTGTCCCGTCACAGCATGATACCGCGTGTGCTTCTGAATAATGCGACTTCTCTTAGCCCAGCTTATTTCGCCGAAAATGTACTTGCCCACGTACTCTTTGCCAAACCTTTCGTCAACTATCAATTCTTCCATCTGCACGGTTAATCCTCTCCATAACCAAAATGCGACTCTCGATAGCCACACGAAAATCCTCGAGTAAAATATCCTGTTCGCGCTTGGGCAATCGTAGAATTCGTTGGCCTATCTGATCCCATAGACGCAGCCACTTCTTCTTCAGGCATGCCTCGCGACCAAAGTCTCTCAAGGGCTTCAATTCCAT